TCCCTTTTAAAGGAGTTAAACTCCACTTTTGGGTAAAACATAGCCAGGCCTTTACAAGGTCTATGAGTTGTGTTTATCCTAATTGTGGATAGGCTCAAGCCTCCTACCAAATAAAATCTGGCATGAGAGTTGAGGGATCTATCCCAATATTAGGAAAATAGAGTGCGGTTTCAACACGACTTGCGTCATGTATCGTCGCTGCTACACCATGAAGGAGGGCTAGCCCCCCATCCCGATTGGGACGGAGCCGATTTGAAACCTGTACCTTTTACTTACTATAAAAGCTACAAACACAAAATTACTGCAGCGACAGAAATCGCTGTTAAGACGATTGTGCAATCTTGCACAAATAATCTTAATACAGTATGATGTGCTTGAGGCTCCTAAAGTAAGAGGGATAGTTGAACAGTTTTATAAAGACTCTCTTCTATTATTAGAGACTAGGGGGCTTCTTGACTTAATTTCTGCTGTTAAAACAGCTAGAAATCAGATCATGAATTACTCCCTAGGAACTCCAATGATAGGACCTGGGTTAGATTCTGAAGGATTCCCAAAGAAATTTGGTTATCTTAAAGACCTAACCACATCAGCAAATGGGTTAAGAGCTGTGCTAACGTTGCTAACGTTAACACGTGCGTTTACCCATAGAGCTGAACCTGACCTTCTAAGCATTGAAAAATGCTGGGAAGGTACTGATAATATCACTCAACAAGAACTAAATCTTGTATTGAGACTATTAAAAGTAAGGAAAGGGTCAGTAGGAGAATGGAATTTTCCACATATCTCCACTAAAAAGGGACCTCAGGGTCAAGCGCTTTTAAGCTCACTATCTGAACTTACACTTCTTTCCCCAACACAAGTAGAATATATTAGTCTACTTGGGGGAAAGGGCCTAAGTAAAATGATAGATGAGAACTTAATGGCTCTTGACGTCCTTGAGTTTATTAAACCCAAAGGAATCCTGGGGTACTTCTCTGTTAGTAGATGGTGGAAAACCATTTTTCCAACTAAGAGTAGTAACCTTAGAAAACTGTCATACTTCCCTGATAAGGAAGGGAAGACTAGAGTGATTGCTATTTTTGACTATTGGAGTCAATCAGCATTAAAACCTCTTCACCTGAAAATCTTTCAAGTGTTAAGAAATATTAAGACTGATTACACCTTTGATCAAAATAGATTCACATCTACTCTTCCTAAGGCCCCATTAGGTCACTTCCATAGCATAGACTTAACTGCGGCAACTGATAGAATGCCAATCGCTCTTCAAAAGAGAGTGGTTGAATTCCTATATGGTTGTCCAGTCAAGGCTATGGCATGGGAGCAACTAATGGTCGGATCTAACTTCACTGTTGTTATGCCTGATAAAAGCATAAAAACTGTGAGTTATGGAGCTGGTCAACCTATGGGAGCGTACTCATCATGGGCCGTCATGGCTCTAACTCATCATCTCCTAGTTCAGGTAGCTGCATTAAGAGCAGGTGTCTTGAAGATTAATTCAAGATCTGCTTTTGCACAGTATGCCTTGCTAGGTGATGATCTGAGAATAGATCATGACTTGGTTGCAAGTGAATATCTAAATCTAATTTCTTCTCTAGACATGCCATACTCTCCGGCCAAAACTCATGTTTCAAAGCATGGTTTTGAATTCGCGAAGAGATGGTACTGTCTAGGTCAAGAAGTAACTGGATTTAGTGTTTCAGGGTTAATGAGTGTATGGAAAAGCTATCCATTACTCCTTAACTTCCTTGACAACCAAGAAACCCATGGTTGGACACTTTCCAAAAGTGGGCACCCGGGTCTAATCCGTTCAATACATAGGGAATTCCATGGAGACTCTTATATTATTAATAAGACAGACTCTATGGTTAATCTCTATGTATTGTTCAACCAAGTAAGACTGCTGAAAAGTCAGTCTAATATCATGTGGGCTAATGCTGTACCAGCTTTGAAAGAAGCTTTGGTACCATATAGCTTGGGTGATACTCTTGATGCTTGGATCAGTAAGGTTACTGATCCCCAAGTGGCCATTAATCTGGTCTACTTGCGAGCAAAAAGAAACTTAGTTGAAAAGGACCTTTATTCTTTTCAGAAACAAGCTTACATAGTTAATGCTAAACTATGGAAGTATGTTAATGATAAGATTAAAGAGGCTAGTGCCGACCAAGCAACACGAGCATTCCTAAAAGAGACTTTGAGTGTGATCCTTAATTGGAATCACCCTATCGTCCTTGTTCTTAATAGACAAATCGATAAGGCAACAGAATTCTTGATGAATTACTGGGACCCAGAGATCTCGGACAGCTTCTTATTTGAAGCTGGCCTTAGTAAGTATAATCTTACCAAGGGAGTGTTCTCAATGCGGTCCGTAACTTCAATAGTTCTGTCCGAATCGGCCATC